GGTCGGGCGAGGCGCGCCTCGTAAATGATGGTAAACCTATTTTTTAGGATGTCGGGGTCGGAATTGAATTTCACGGGCAAGAATTATCCTCGACGCAAAAGAAAGGAAATGCATGGTAAAAATAAATATAAAACCCGACATTCAAGAAATTGCAGTGTCGGATATCAAACCTTTTCAAGGTAGCCCCCGGGATATTACCGAAGAAGCGCTGTCCGGTTTACGCGCGAGCCTTGAAAAGTTTGGGTATATCGATCTTCTGATAGTTAACAGGCGCAACATGGAACTGGTAGCTGGGCATCAGCGGCTTAAAATTTTACAAGCAGCTGATGCTAAAACAGTAACGTGTATCATGGTTGATGTCGACGATATGATGCAGCAGGCTATGAACGTTACTTTGAATAATTCCGCGATCGCCGGTTATTTTACACAAGCTATCATTCCTATCCTCGAGCGATTGCGTCAGGAAATGCCTGAGGATTACACAAGCTTACGTCTTCAGGAGCTGCGAGAAGAGTGTAAGGAGCTCGAAATAGAGCTGCAGGGCAATACACTTCCGGATGATATCCCCGCTGCGCCCAAGGAGGCTGTCACAAGGCCTGGTGATCTGTGGATTTTAGGGGATCATCGGCTTCTATGCGGCAGCAGTACGAAAAGTGCAGACGTATGCAAACTTATGGACGGTAAGAAGGCGCAACTTTTGGCTACGGATCCGCCTTATATGGTGGATTATACTGGTGCGGATCGGCCAAACGGCGGCAAGGACTGGTCTAATTTATACCATGAAGTGGATATTCCCGATGCAGAACAATTCTACCGTGAGTTTTATTCGATCGCCCTTGAGCACATAGACAAAGATTCAGCGCTTTACCTTTGGCATGCCGATCGCAGGCTTGTGATGATCCATAAGATATGGGAAGAGCTGGGCCTTTTGATACATCAGCATATTGTTTGGGTCAAGCCCTGTGCGGTCCTTTCGTTCTCTGTTTATCCCTGGCGCCATGAGCCGTGTCTTTTTGGCTGGCAGAAAGGAAACAAGCCATTCTTCAGGCCTTCGCAAAAGACTATCGGAACAGTCTGGTTTACCACGTTGTTGCGTAACGGTGATCCGGAATCCCCGGAATATTATTGTGATATCTGGGAAGTTGACTGGGAAGGAAAAAAGCGCAATAGCGGATTAGAACATCCTACCGTTAAGCCTACGGAAATATTTGCGATACCTATGCGTGTACATACGAGGCCCGGAGATATTTGCTTTGAGCCGTTCAGTGGATCGGGATCGCAGATTATCGCAGCTGAGCGTATCGGGCGCAGGTGTTTTGCGATGGAATTGGAACCGGTGTTCTGTGATGTAGCTGTTCGTAGGTGGGGGGAGTTTACGGGGAAGAAAGCTGAATTAGTAAAAGGAGAGACAGATTGAGGTGTTACCCAAAAGAGGACGGGCAGTTATATCTTAAACCCGGAGATTACGGAAAAGACGAAGAGGGGAGATGGTGGGTACGGCCACCCATAGAAGGGCCTCATGCCGGAGTGATCATTGACCACTCTATTACTGAACACGAGGATGGAACCATAACCGTATCGCCCTCTATTTTAATTGACGGTATTTACCATGGGTATCTTAAGAAGGGCGACTGGTATCCATGTTAAGAAATTGGGCGGCCGGGCCCGCGCGTTAACCCAAACCACCACATGATTGGGCATGTGGTTTTAAGCCGCTTACGTAATATATTTTTAAGCGGCTATTTTTTAATTATCAACGGCCCTACTTGTGGATATGAGCGAGACTAAAAAAGAACAGAAGATTAAAATTGTTGAGATGGCAAAAAAACGCCGGCATATTCATTTGCTTGAGAAAATGCAGCGCGGAAAGTCCGAGACCCCCGCGCTTTCAAAATCAGAGATTAATGAGTTGGTGCAGCTTGAATCTGATCCGAATTCTCCTGGGGTGGTAGACAGCCAGGAGAAGGTCGCCAAGATCTTTGGCGTAGCCACGCGCACGGTTGAGCGCTGGGCAAAAGATGGTATGCCGGTTACTCCTGAGGGACTATATGACCTTATTGAGATCAGGGCGTGGCGGACAGTAAAGAATAACCGCAAGGATGGTAAAAAGGGAAATCGTAAAGATGACGCTGATGCGCGGTACCGGGAAGCAAAGGCCAGCCTTGCGGAGATTGCTTTGCGCGAAAAACTAGGAGAGTTAATCGCCAAGGACATTATTGAAAAAGAATTGATACAGATCAGCTCGGGGATCAAGCGCGCCCTGCTTGGACTGCCGAAACAGGTAGCGCCCCAGCTGGAGGGTTTAAGTGCGCGGCAGATCGACGCCCTGCTTACTACGCGAATAAAAGAAACCATACAGGCCATATCAGATGGTAAGGCCTTAATGCAAAGGATAAATGCCAAAAATCCAGGCAACATTAAAACTTTGGACGCCATCAGTCCGTGATTCTTGGAAGCTTCCAGACGAACTCACCGTTTCAGAATGGGCGGATCGTAACCGTAAGTTGGACCCTATGATTTCGGCTGAACCCGGGCAGTGGCGAACGGATCGCGCGCCATACTTACGGGGCATTATGGATGCTTTTGTTAACCCCTTGGTTGAGAAAATAACCATCATGGCATCTACGCAGGTGGGCAAGACAGAGTCGATGTATAACATGCTTGCGTATGCTATTGACCAGGATGCTGGACCAGCGTTAATTGTCATGCCGCGCGAGCCGGACGCAAAGACCGTATCTAAGCGCAGGATCCGGCCGATGATCGAACTCTCACCCACACTTAGCCGGCACGTCACCGCTGACCATGACGATATAACCAAGTTAGAAATTTCTCTCAAGCGCATGATTATCTATTTCGCGGGGGCCAATTCACCGGCCGCCCTTTCACAGAAGCCTGTGCGGTATCTCTTCCTTGACGAAACCGACAAATTCCCGAGGTTTTCAGGGGAAGAAGCCGACCCGATTAAATTAGCGACTGAGCGTACACGTACCTTCTGGAACCGTAAGATTGTGGCGTGTTCTACGCCCACCACGAAAGATGGATACATTCACCGCGAATTCGAGAAATCCGATCAGCGTTATTATTATGTACCCTGTCCGCATTGTGGTGGTTTTCAGATATTGAATAAAAATCAAATCAAGGTCCCTGAGACTGAGCGCGATCCGGAACATATTCAACAAGAGAGAATCGCTTGGTATGAGTGCCAGTATTGTAAAGGAAGAATTCTGGATGTTATGAAGCAAAAGATGCTTATGGAGGGGCACTGGATCCCCGCAGCGGTTAAGTTAGATCCTAAGGGCAGGCTTCCGGAGCGGATTGACTTTCCACAAACATCCCATGTAGGATTTCATCTTAACGCCATTTATTCACCCTGGCTTACTTTTTCAGAGATCATTGCTGAATGGTTCAGGTCGCACGATCGGGTTGAGCTTCTCATGAATTTTATTAACTCCTGGCTGGCCGAGATTTGGCAGGAAAAAGTTGAAGAAACAAAGCCGGAGAAACTTAAGCGACTGTGCCTTGAGTATGAGCGCGGCGTGGTCCCTGATGGGGCTATTGTGCTTACGGGAGGGGTAGACGTGCAGAAAGACCGATTCGTATGCACAATACGCGCGTGGGGGGTTTATCCGGAATCCTGGTTGATCCTAGATGAGATTGCATATACGTGGGAGGATGTCGTAAAGATTTTATTCTCAGCATATTATCCTTCAGCGGTATCTAACATCGAGCCCTTCCCCGTGCGCTTAACTTGCATCGATACCGGATACCGAACCAGTGAGGTGTATGATATCTGCCGTGAATTCCGGCATTGTGCCCGGGCAATCAAGGGAAAGGATCAACTTACCGGCGTACCATACAAGACCACCAATATCGATAAATATCCGGATACCGGCCGGCAGATCCAGGGCGGACTGCTTTTATGGTTGTTGGATACCACCTATTTCAAAGACAAAATCAGCCGCATGGTGCATACGGATCAAACAATGTGTAAGTGGCATTTGCATCGTAATCCTTCCGACGATTATATCAGGTGGTTTTGCGGGGAACACAAGGTATTAAAAAGGGACAAGAAAAGAGGTGAAGCTTACGAGGTATGGCAGCCGGTATCATCTCATGCGCAGACGCATTTCTGGGATGCCGAAGTATATGCCATGGCCGCGGCTGAAATGCTGCGGGTATTTTCCCTTCGAGAAGAAGACAAACCGAAGCCGGCAGCTGCTGTTCGCGAAGACGATCAGGATCAAAAAGAAGGTAAATGGTTAAAGAAGAGGAGCGGTTGGTTAAGCCATGGGTAACTGGATAAAGCGAGAAGATAACTGGCTGCATCGGCCGCCTCGGGCAAAATCTACGGTTGAGAATGAGCCACAGCCAAAGAAAGAGCCGGAAAAGAAAGAAGGCGAGCCGCAGAGGTACGGCGTTATTTACTATCCGTTACGATGCCCTCGATGCAAAAGTAAGGACATTAAGACTCATACTAGCTTACCGCCTATAAGATATCATAAGTGTAGAAAATGCGATTATAATTTTCGCAGTATCGAAGCAACTGAGGATCCGCCGCGCGCGAGAATTCCCGAATTAGTGTAAAAAAGTAGTTCCTATGGCATAGGAACGACCCCCTTTACAGAATTTATTAATCGTGTAATATAAAAGTGACTCAATAAATTTTAAATCCGGAGGCCGATCACCGACGGATCAGTAACTTAGCGGCAAGTAGGTGCCTACTCACTTATTTGCCGCTTATTTTTTATCAGGAGGAGAATATGGAAACTATCGTGGGTTTTGAAGAACTTACCATCGCTGCTTCAGTTAAGTCATTAACCAGCAGTATTTATGCGCCGACGGGAAATATCGCAACTCGAGCATTGATTACTGCAGAAGGCGGAGATTTTCGTTACAAGGTAGACGGAAATGATCCAACCGCATTAGAAGGTCATTTAGTAGAAGCCGGGGATGTTCTCGAGTTCGATGATTATACTTACATTGAAAATTTCAGAGCAATACGGACAGGGGCAACTTCCGGGAAAATTTCCGTAACTTATTTAGGATAATCGGGAGGTTTAATATGTTAAATATAAGGCACAAAAAACGAGAAATTTATTTTTTCCTACCGGGACTTTACCAACGCGATGCAAGGCCTAGCGTTAAGACTCCTTATTCGACCGCGGCAAACCGCTACACAATATTAACACAGACAAAACTTGCGGTGGATGTAAATAGCAAGATCTATGTTATATCTGCGCAATCAGAGATTGATCTTTCTGTGGCGGCCTCATGGGATACCGTTACCCCTACGGATTATACCGTAGCAGCCACGCGCGCAGGTATCAATTTTTATATTTATGCCTGCGAACCGGCAAGCGGAGCAGCGCCAAAGATTCTTATTTCAGCGGCATCTACTTATCCCAGCGGATACGATGCCAACACCAGCCGAAAGATCGGTGGATTCCATTGTCTTTGCGTTAATGTGGGGACAATCTCAGGACATACTTTAACCGGATTTGTTGCCGGAGATGTTTTACCGGCATCAATTTGGGATTTAAGCCATAAGCCTAAATGGTCGAATCCGGAAGGTATGGTTTTTTCGGACTTAGCAAATATCTGGGTAGATATTTACCTGGCAAGCGGAACCGGGGGATCAACCGCTTCAGTAAACGGCGGAACCATCAGTGATTCGCGCGATTGGTTAGATTTTACTGATGATGGAGCAGCAGTTAAAAAACGAATGTTGCGCGACAGGGAATTTCAAGTTATCGCGGCAGGCTGCAATGAGAAGACAAATATTACCGGTTCGACAGATCCCGTAACAACTGGCGGCCACATAGACACAGCATCCCGGCGCATGCTTTCAAACATTGGTTGCGAAGATTGCGCCGGTGTTGAGTATCAATGGCTCGATGAGCAGAGTTTCCGGTGTGATCCTGATGGATCTGTACAGGCAGCCGCATTAACCTTTAATGTAACTTACGCGGCAAGCCCCGGAGGCAATCCAGTTTATCTTAAATACGACAACAACATTCCGTATCTTTGCTGCAATATGGCAAGTGCTGCGGTTGATAAGTGGATCGGCCCTACGAATTATAAAGTTAAGATTACGCATGATGCCGGTGCAGATACTGGTTTGCCAGTATATTTTGATGATGATGGCACCGCACCTACGCGGTTAAAGGTAAATAATACCTTTTTCTCGAAAGATGTACTTATCCCGACAAACAACCCGGCATATTTTCTGCAAATATCACATTCTGCCACTGCCAGCACCGTAGGCACGGCATTAAATTATGATGATGGCGCAGATAATAGGCTCGAATCAGCCAATGCCGGTGGAGTTACCGCAGCGGCTGATCTGGCTCTTAATAGCCAGGCTTTTGCTGATTATACATTACCGGGAAACAAGGGAAGCCTTTATAGACAAGGAACGTATGGTGATGTGAAGCTGCTTGCCGGCCGTGCTTGGTCTAATGGGACGTCTTGCGGCTCGCGCAGTCGCGATGCGGATAACTACCGCTGGTATTCGCTTACGCGTTTCGGCTGCCGGTTTTGCGCGGAGCCCGTTTAAGCGAAGTAAACCGAACACGGAACACGTTCGGCGACGTTTTTTGAAAAGTACCACAGGCTAATGTGTCACCGGTGCCTTGGCTGCTTGCCGGCCGTAATTGGAATAATGGGACGAATTGCGGCTCGCGCAGTCGCAATGCGAATAACTACCGCTGGAATACGAATACGAATATCGGCTGCCGGTTTTGCGCGGATACAGGAAACAGATTTGCGGACTCAAACTCCTGGCTGGACACGTTGGCCTTGCTGATAAAAAGGCAAAATACACAACGGAGGGGATGGGTGGTTAGTAGCGCAAGCGAAAGTCACTTGGCCCAATTAAAAGGTACAAAATGAGAAGACATAACAACCTTTACGAAAAAATCGCTTCAATCGAAAACCTGCGCCTTGCTTTTAAAAACGCCAGCAAGGGTAAAAACTGGCAGCGTTCGGTGAAGGAGTTTCGTACTGATACCGAAGCAAAACTTCAGCTCATCAGGGAAAGCCTTTTAAACAAGACTTACCGGCCGTCTCCTTACAGGGTTAAGCAAATTTATATTCCCAAAACAAGGGATATTTATATAGCGCCATTCAACCCGGATAGGGTAATTCATCATGCGATCATGAATGTCTTAGAACCTATCTGGGAGAAGCTTTTTATTTACGATTCATACGCATGTATTAAGAACAAAGGCTTACACAGAGGCAGTAAACGCACAATGGATTTTGTCCGGCACAACAAATATTGCCTTAAGTGCGACATCTCAAAATTTTATCCGAGCATGAAGCACGATGTGCTTTTTAAGATCATCCAGCGAAAGATTAAATGTAAAGATACGCTGGCACTCTTAAAAGCTGTCATATACAGCGTCCCCGATGGCCACAACGTGCCGATTGGCAACTATACCAGCCAGTGGTTTGGCAACATGTATCTTAATGAGCTGGATCATCGCGCCAAGCATGTCTATAAAATTAAAAACTACCTTCGGTATTGTGATGACTTCGTGTTTTTTAATGATGACAAACGGCAATTGCGTTGGATCGCAGAAGATGTCAAAACTTATCTGGCCCAAGAATTGGGCCTGCGGATGAGCAAATGCGAACTTTTCCCGGTTGCCAACGGCGTAGATTTCCTTGGATACCGGCATTTTCCGAATTATGTATTGCTGCGGAAATCAACAGCTGTACGGATCAAGCGCAGATTAAGGATGCTACCAAGGTTATTTGAAGCAGGCCGCATCACCTTAGAGCAGTTTAGGTCATCTATTGCATCAAGCCTTGGATGGATGATGTGGGCGAACACGCACAACTTAAGCCTTAAGACACAGATTGAGAAGTTGATGGAGATTGCTAATGGAAAAAAGCTTGCCCAAGCGGTTTAGTGAGTTTGCGCGCGAGAACATGCCTTTAGAGGGCAGTAAGCTTAAGTTAGATGACGTGGTTAATCGCGAGATTACGGTAATTGATTACCGCGTTAAAGACAGCCATTACAAGAAAGAGAATTGCGAAAAGTGTTTGACATTGCAGTTTAAGATGGACGATAAAATTTACATGATGTTCACCGGATCGAATGTCTTACGCGATCAGATAGATAAATATAAGAGTGAGTTACCATTTATCACCGTGATAAAGAAGATAGACCGGTACTACACATTTACCTAACAGGAGGTAGCAAATGAGAAACTTCCCGAAGCATTTCAATATTAAGCAGGATGTGATTAATACCATTGTTGAATTTCCGGTTGAGACAAAAACTTTTTTGCAGCGGTGTATTGACGAAAGAATCGGCTGGATCACAACGAAAAAGCTTGAAACCGGCGAAGAAGGGATCGTTGATGCCACGCACCGCATACAGGAATTGAAAGATGACATCACGAAAGAAGTCACGGAAAGGTACCAGGAAGAATATAAAGAAGATCCTAACTGCCAGCTTTTTAGGCTTGGTTTTACAGTGGCCGAGGCACAGAATTTAATCGAGGACTAAATATGTCAGTTCCTACAAATCAAGAGATGCTGGATGCGGTAAAGACCGCAATATATAACCGCCTAAACGGCGGGGCAATACAGTCATACAGCATAAACGGCAGAAATATTCAATACGCGACGCTTGATGAGCTGCAGAAAATGCGGCGGGACCTGGAAGCGGCGATCGCAGGTGAATCCGGAGGAGCGCGTAATTTTGTATCTTTTTCTAATCCGGATTAATAAAGGAAAATCACATGAGAGAGGTAAAAAATACAGAAAACAAGAAGGGCTTCGCAGAGAGGCTCGATAGTTTAATCGGGATCTTCGCACCGGCCTGGGAATTACGGCGCCGGCTGGCGCGCCATGCCAATGAGTTCGCAGTGAAGAAATTCGGCCTGCGCGGAGGATACGCGGGGGCCAGTAAGGATCGGTTACGCAGCTCATGGCTTCCCGGTGGCGGATCTGCTGATGAGGATTTATTGCCTGATTTACCGGACCTACGTGAGCGCAGCCGGGACCTGGTGCGTAATGACGGTACAGCCGCGGGAATCGTTACCACGATGACTTCTAACGTTGTGGGGACCGGCATTATCCCGCAGAGCAACGTGGATATGGAAAGCCTTGGAATCGATGAAACAACGGCCGAAGATTTTCAGCGGAAGGCCGAGAGATGCTGGGAACGTTGGGTCCCGCATGCAGATGCCGGCAACCGGATGAGCTTCTGGGAAATACAAAACCTTATCGAAAGCCAAATCCTACAGAATGGCGAGGTAATCATTATTCCGGAAATGATAGATGAACCCGGACGTCCGTATTTCAGGGCATTGAACATTATTGAGTCAGACCGGCTTGAAACACCCAGCGATTTGCGGTCAAACAAGAATATCCGCAGCGGAGTCGAGATCGGCGCCCGCGGTGAACCGGTGGCGTACTGGATCAGAAAAACTCACCCCGGGGATATTACATACACAGAAAAACGGATGTCGACCTCTGAAAACTTTATCCGGTATGAAGCAAAAAACAAATATGGCCAGTGGAACGTTTGGCATAGATATTGGATCAAGCGCCCCGGGCAGACCCGCGGCGTGCCATTCTTCGCGCCGGTTATCAATAAATTTAAGGACTTAGCGGAGTACATGGAAGCCGAACTCGTTGCGCAGCGCGTAGCCGCGTGCTTCTCGTTGTTTATCAAAAAGACTAATCCCTACGATGCGGCAATCGGCAGGGCGGATTCTACCAGTGGCACCAAGCGGCTGGAAGAGATGGAACCGGGAATGGTCGAATACTTGGCACCCGGGGAAGATATCACCAGCTTCAATCCGCAGCGGCCAGGTGCGCAGTTCGATCCTTTTATTGAGAAGGTATTGCGTTTTATCGGCACTGGTCTCGCTTTGCCCTATGAGCTTGTATTTAAGGATTTTTCTAAGACTAATTATTCCAGCGCGCGCGCGGCGATACTGGAAGCGCGTAAATTTTTTAAGCAAGAGCAGGTGTGGCTTTCAGAAAAAATCTGCCAGCCGACATGGGAAATGTTGATGGACGAAGCATATCTGCGCGGGGATATCGAAGCAAAGGATTATTTCAAACAGCGCGAACACTGGACCCGGGCCCGCTGGATTGCTCCTGGCTGGGGTTATATCGATCCGGAAAAGGAGATTAATGCTTCAATTACCGCTATCGAGAATAATATTTCTTCGCTTGCGGATGAATGCGCATCGCACGGCCGTGATTATGAAGACATCATGAAGCAGAGAGCGAAAGAAGAAAAATTACGTAAAGAATTAGGGCTTGAGAAAGCGCAGCCAAAGGCGAAAGTTCCAGTAGGCGCTGGAGCCCCCGCCAAGGAAGAGGTTATTCCAGGGGCGCCTAATAAGGAGGACCCGAATGAAGAAAATTAATGAAGCGGCCTTTTTAAAGCCGTGGGCAATGAAAGAGGATGTGGTAATCGCGATGAAGGAGATCGTAGAGCGGCACCTTAAGGGTGAAAAGCTTTCCGATGTCGAGATCGCGCAAAAGACCGGCACCAAGAAGGATGCGCCCGCTTATGAGGTGGTCAACGGTACTGCGCGCATCCCAATATATGGCGTTATCTCCAAGCGGATGAGCTGGATCCAAAGGATATCCCAGCCGGGAACTTCTACGCTGGAAATCGAGGATATGCTGCAGGCATCCATGGAAGATCCCGAAGTGGAAC